ATTCATTGGTCCTTCACCGGCCACCCCACCGCCATCAACCACAACGGCGACCCCATGATCGACGAGGTCGCTGAGTATTTGCAAATCGCCGCGGAATCCCCTGACGCCCGACTTGCCCGACTAACCCAAACCCAACTCCTAGCAGCATGATCACCAACTTAATTAAGAAAACCGCCCAATCCTTCAGCAAGGAAACCGTTAGCAAACCTGTCAGCCAACCCGCCGCCCCCACCCCGGAGTCAGCCCCGGCAGCAGAACCACGGCCCACCCCAGCGCCGACCCAAGACATTCCCAAGCCCACCACCGTAGCCGGCTACACGCAAGGCGACGAGGTCACCGCGGTCGTCGCCCCCAAGACCTGCCCACACCCCAAGATGCTCTTCATCTCAGTTCCTGATTGGGAAGGCTTGGCCATCACCTATGTGCAGGACAAGCGCGACTGGCGCACCGGCGACCGCATGAAGGTGAAGTTCGCCCGGATGCGCCCCGACTACACGCTGGAGTTCGACGGCCCCAAAGGTCCACACCGGAACAAATTCGGGAGGCGCAGCTAATGTCCGTCGCCGCCACCAACTGGGTCTGGACCCAAAGCATGGCCGAAGGCGCCGACCGGCTCGTCCTGCTGGCCCTCGCGGACTTCGCCGATGAGACCGGCAAGTGTTTCGGCTCTTGGGGCACCATGCAGCGCAAGACCCGCCTCGCCCGCAGCACCATCGCCCGCAGCATCAAGCGCCTCGAAGCCGCCGGAGAGCTGACCGAAATAGAGCCCGCCAAGACCTTCAACGGCCGCAACATGGCCACCGTTTGGCAGCTTCCGGTGGGTAGGTGTCAGAATGAGACCGGTCCGATTCTGACATTACCCCCGTCCGATTCTGACATTACCCCCGGTGTCATTCTGACATTACCCCCGTCCGATTCTGACACCCCAACAATAGTAAACGTAAAGGAAACGAGAAAGAACGTGAGCGCCGCCGCGCCCGCTCCGGCGACTGCGTCGCCTTCGCCACCCTCTTCGCCCTCGGCTAATGTTCCGCCCGATTCAATTAACCCACCAAAACCCAAGAAGACACCAAAGCTCGAGGTTGCGGAATCTGAGCTTCAATTACCACACGGCGCAGGGTTCCGCCGCGCTTGGCTGCAATTCATGGAGCACCGCCGGCATCCGATCCGCGGGAAGCGCGTGCCGCTGACCAAGCGTGCCGCCGAGCTGGTGCTGGAGGACATGGCCAAGATCAACGAGCAGCAAGCCTGCGAGGCGATCAACATGGCCATCAAGACGGCTTGGATCGTGCCCTACATCGACAAGTATCTGCAGGAGTCGGTCAAGGTCGCCGCACCGGCAATCCGCACCGGCCCCATCCAGCCCTCCGAAGCCGAGCGCCGCATGCTGGCCCTCGAAGCCCTGCAGGCGCAGCAAATGAAAGGAGCCGCATGAACGAAGAACTCTTCGCCCTCTGCGACGGCATCCACGCCCCGGTCACCGATGGCGCCCTGCGCGTCCTCTCGCCCTGCCGCAAGGGCGAGCTGGCCGAGACGCTCTTCATCGCCGGCGCCATGGTCCAAGACTGGGAAGTCTTCACGCCCTTCGGCCACGCCCAGACCGCCGACCTGTGCCTCGTCCGCTGCGGCCTTCGCCCAATCCTCGTCCAAGTCAAGACCGGCACGATTGACCGCGGCGCCTACCATGTGTCTGTCAAGCGCTCCAACCAGGGCGGCAACCCGCGGCCCTACGTTGTGGGCGACTTCGATGTCCTCGCCGCCTACCTGCCCGACCGAAATCAGTTTGTCCTCTGGACCTTCGACGACATCCGCAGCCGCGTCTCCGTCCGCTACAGCCCCGAGCGCCACCGGCAGCCCGGAAACTGGCACCTCCTAGACGAAGTCGCAGAATCTTTAACCCAAACTCAATAACTGATTGCCCCCCCCCCCGAGTAAGTTATCAATTTCCTATTAACCCCCTAAGACAACCAATGTCCCACCCCCTTCCCTAAACTTCCCACCCAATGAAAAAGAAAACCACCAAGAAGGTCGCCAAGGCTCCGGCCCCGGCGAATCACCGCCCCACGATCAACGCTGAAGCTGTCGATGCGCTCATCGAGCAAACCATCGCCAACCTCTACGCACTGCAAATGGTCTGGGACAAAATCAGCCTCAAGGAGGAACTCAGCAATGATGACTAAAAACGGCAAGACCCACAAAATTGAGGGCGGCGTTCCGGGCAACCCCTACATCCGGCACCTTGAAATCCACGCTGCGTGCGACCGCTTCCTAGCGTCCCGCGGCATCATCGCCGAGTGCCCAGACTTCCGCCGCTCCGCATGGCTGTATGGTCGCGTCACCACCGAAAGGAAGTCTTCATGACCACTATGATCCCTGACCTGGTCGTTGGCGAAGTCGGCTTCGGCCCGCAATTTGCCGACGATTCCGTAAATGTGCACCTCGAAATCACGGCGCTCGAGGCTGAGGTCGCCGAGCTGATTCGCCAGCGCAATCGGCTCAGGCGCGTCCTCCAAAAATGCGCCGCGCTGTCGCCGGAAATATCCGACGAGAAGCACGAAATCCTTCTCCAAACCGACCCCAAAAAATCTTCACCGGGAGCAAGAAAATGATTGATTCGATGTGGACACTCTGGGACACTCTTGGACACACACCACGGCACACCACGCAGCCTTACCTCATGTGCCATGGACCTCGACGATAACCCCGCAAAAATCACCGCCACCCACCGGGCACGCAATCGCAGCATTTCAGCCACTTCACCCGACCTATGGATCTCCCCCTTCGCCTACCAAAGTTTCCTCATGGTCGATGCCGCATGCGACCGCTGGCTCAAACGCCGCGCTGCCCAGCGCAAACACCGCGATGAACGCGCTGCTCGTCACCTACCTAGTACTCATCCTGCTGACGGTGTGTGTCATAGTGATCCTCGAAAACAATAACGACCCCTTCGCGTGAAGAAACAACACCACATCCCTAACGCCCCCGAGGTCGAAGCCGCCGTCATTGGCAGCCTCATGTCGGAGCCTAACCTCATCGACGAGGTCGCCGGCCTGCGCGATGAGTTGTTCTTCACCCCAGCGAACGCCTTGGTCTTCGCCACCATCCGAGACATCCGCGCCGCCGGTGGCGTCCCGAACGTCATCGCCGTCACGCAGGTCATATCCGCAAACGGCCGTATGGATTTCGTCGGCGGACCCGGCGCCCTCACCGACCTTCTCTCCAAGTCCGCCGGCGGACCCGCCGCAGTCGAATACCACGTCCAAACCCTGCGTGATCTCCATGCCCGCCGCAGTATCTTGGGCGCCGCGCAGAACATGCTCGCCGCAGCCAGCGACATGTCGCAACCCGCGGACGATGTCCTCCAGCACGCCGGAGAGTCCGTCTTGTCGCTCTCCCTTGGCCAGAGCACCGACAGTATGCGCCCCGCGTCTGCCATCGTGCCCAGCATGATGGACGAGTTGGAGAAACTTATGACCCCCGGCCAAAAGCTCGGCGTCGAGACCGGCTTCAAGGCATTCGACTACATCACCGGCGGTCTTCGTCCCGGTCAGCTCACCATCGTTGCTGGCCGTCCCGCCATGGGCAAATCCGCGTTCATGCTCAACATGGCTGAGAACATGGTCCGCCGTGGCGTCCCTGCTTTGTATTTCAGCCTCGAAATGCCAGCGAACGAGCTGTCCACCCGCGTCGTCCTCGGACGCGCTGAGACCAACATCGAAGTCATCCGCAACGGCTTCTTGGATCACGCCAGCAAGCTCCGCATCAGCACCGCCGCCGATCAATTCGCTGCCGAGCCGCTCTACGTTGATGACCGCGGTGGATTGACCATGCTCGACATCCGCGGCCGTGCGCGCCTCGCCGTCCGCCGCTGGGGTGTCAAAATTATCTTCGTCGATTACCTCCAACTCGTCAGCCACACCGGCGCCCAAAGCCGCGAGAACGAAGTGGGCTTCGTCTCCCGCGGCCTCAAAGCCATGAGCATGGAGCTAGGTGTGCCGGTTGTCGCCGCCGCCCAGGTCAACCGCAAGGCCGAAGACCGCAGCGACAATCGTCCCAAGATGTCCGACCTCCGCGAGTCTGGCAGCATCGAGCAAGATGCCGATCTCGTCTGCTTGCTGCACCGCCCCTGCTACTACAGCGCCGACCAAGAGGCAGAGCCTGATCCCCAAGACGCCGAGCTGCACATCGCCAAGCACCGCGCCGGAGCGACCGGCAAGGTCAACTTGGTCTGGCGCCCGCGGCTGACCCGCTTTGAGAACGCTGCCCTCGGCAACCGGCTGACGGACGGCGATGTCTTCGCGCCTTCACCGAAACTCTGGGAGGCGATCAATGAATAGTCGCGCGAAGGGAGCCCGCGGCGAACGCATGTGGCGCGACCAATTGCGCGAAGCATTCGGCGACTCCGGTATCCGCCGCGGCCAGCAGTTCAGCGGCCTCGGCGACTCGCCCGATGTTGTCTGCCCATGTCTCCCCGATATCCACTGGGAGGTCAAATTTTGTCAGGTGACCAAAGTCAAAGACTGGATCGCCCAAGCCATCCGCGACGCCAAGGACAAGCTCTTCCCGGTCGTCGCCCACAAGCGCACCGGCGAGGACTGGCTAGTCACTCTGCGCGCGTCCGACTTCCTCACCATCCTTCGCCGCTCCGATTTTCTAGTCCCAACACAAACACAAACACCAACCACATAAACACCATGGCACAAAAAACCATAACGACACCCGTGGGCATCGCCCGCTATCCACACCTCAATCGGCCCGACACAAAGTATGCCGATAAAAATAAGCCAGACGGAGACTACAAGGTCATTCTTGAAATGTCTTCCGAGGACGCCGAGCCGTTCATCAAGGAAATCGAGTCAATGTTCAGCGAGTTTGTCGCTTCCAAGAAGGCA